AAAAGAATTTTAGATGGAATGGTGGGATAGGAAAAAAACGTAAAGAATGGAGATTAGATATTTGTAAGAAAAGTAGTTATCAGTGTCAAAAATGCAAAACAAAAAAAAATACTATGGCCCATCATTTGTATGACACTAAAACATTTCCTGAAAAAAGGTTTGATAAAGATAACGGGGTTTTATTGTGCAGGAGATGTCATAATCTATTTCACAGAAGATACGGGGTAGTCAACACCTACCTACAATATTTAGATTTTATGGAATTATCTAATAAGGACCTATCTGAAGATAGGAAGAAAGAATTCTATGCCTTGTTACCTTTGGCTGAAATTTCCTTAAAGTCCTATTTTAGCGAAAAGCTATGTTCTAGGCTTAGGAAGGAAGAATTATTGAGGAGGAAATTTCTATGAGGAACGTTTCCATCATCATGCCCTGTTATAATTCGGAAAAGTTTCTTCCGGAAACTTTAAATTCCATAGTTACTCAAACGTATCCACAATGGAATTTATTCATTGTTAACGATGGGTCTACTGATAGGAGTATGGAAATAATTCAAAATTTTGTTAAGGCTCTAGGATCTGACCAAATCAGGGTGTTTTCTGGACCAAATCAAGGAGTAAGTGCGGCTAGGAATTTTCTTAGGGGGTTAATTTTAAATGATCGTAGATCAGATCTAATTGCCTTCTGTGACTCGGATGATATCTGGATGCCAATGCATTTGTGGAAGTCAGTTTATTATTTTGATAGCCATTCTGATGCGGATTTTCTTTATTCTGATGTTAAATGTCGGTTTGCTGACGGTAACCCAGCTTTTTCTTATGGTATTCCTTATTATGATGTTTTTGACATTAATAATTTAAAAGATGGAAACTTTATTTATCTTAGTACCGTTATGTTTAAAAAGAAGTGTTTTGATGTTGGTGAATTTTCTTCTGAGGTTAATGGTAGAGAAGACCATCTTTTGTGGCTGAAGATGGCCATGTTTGGATATAAATTTTATCATCTGAAAGAAGTTCTAACTACCTATGTTGATAAAGTTGATGGGGTAGCTAGTACTTGGAATTCAGAAAAACAGGTGATATTTAATAGGAAGGTGAAGGAATGGGAATTAAATTGTGTGAATATTGTGGAAAAATGATCGAAGGAGTAGGTAAAAGATTTTGTGGGTACTCTTGTTCGAATCTTTTTAGATGGAAAGATGATTAAAAAAACTAAAATCCTTCAAGAAGCGGTTGAAACACATAAATTCTGTGATGTGTGCAATACAGAAATTCGCATCGGATTGCTTTGCTCTAAGGCACAGTGCGGATACTGCAAAAAGGACTTATGTGAAGGGTGTATAGGGCATGAAGAATCATCCTGGGGCGATTATCGTGGGCAGATATGGTGTAAGCGGTGTTGGGAGTTAGGAAATGAGTACCGACCAAAAATTGAAGTTCTGCAACGTAATATAGAGGGTATGTACTTGGAATGGCAGATGAAATGCAAATCATAGCAAGTAGGTCAAAAAGTATCATAAAAGAACTAAATTTGATTCAGAAGTGGGATTTCCACAGTTTTTTGACTTTTTGGGGTTACAATGAAGGTAGAACTCATTCATCCATCACATCCTAACTCGGCGGACGACCGGTTGGACCCGCCCTTAGGTCTTTTGCTTATAGCTTCTTATCTGAGAATGACTATACCTGATGTGGAAGTTGTTGTAAATGATTTATCCGGAATAGATGAATCTGATTGGAGAATTGGCGAAGCTGACATTTACGGTATAACAGTTTATATTACTTCTTTACGATCTATGGAAATAATAGCCAAGCTTTGTAAAAAGAAAAATCCAGAATCATTGGTAGTAATAGGTGGAGCCCATCCTTCCTGTCTTCCAGCATCCCTTGAGTTTATAAATAATCCGGCCATAAATTATGTAGTGGAGGGTGAAGGCGAACTGCCCATGGCTAATATCGTCAAGAATAGATTAAAGGGTAGACTAACTCCTGTGGTAGATGGTAAGATAATTTCTGCAACTTTTGAACCTTTTGACTATTCTCTTTTTCCGTCTTTTGATCTTATTGATATAGATTCATATCATCGTAGAATAGGTAGTAAACCCTCGCTTCCGTTGCTATCTTCAAGAGGATGCGTTTTTTCTTGCGCTTTCTGTGGGCTTAAAAAGATGCATGAGTTAGGTAGAGGAGTTAGGTTTGTAGATCCTTTTACTGTTGTAGAACACATAAAGAAAATCCAGAAAAGATTCAATATTCTAGCAATAAATATAGAGGACGATCAGTTCACATTCAATAGAGATAGATTATTTAGAATATTAGATTTGATAACTCCATTGAATATAAAATTTAGATGTCATGGAAGAGCGGGTTATGATACCGAAGAGGTTTACAGGAGGCTTGCAGAAGCTGGTTGTGTTCAAGTATCGTGGGGCATAGAATCTGGAAGCAACTATCTTCTTGATAAAATGAATAAAAGATCAACGGTCAAAGAAAACTTTGACGTTATTCAGTGGGCTAAAAAGTATGGCATAGTATCTAGAGCATTTTTTATTCTAGGATTTCCTGGGGAGACTAAGGATACTTTGGACGAAACCAAGAAGTTCATTATGGAAGCGGATCCAGATCAGGTGTTTATCAGTAATTTTGTCCCGTATCCGGGTACTGATGTTTGGAATTTCCCAGAGAAATATGGAGTAACTAAACTATATACTGATTTCAATGAGTATTATCAAGTAGGAGCAGATGGTGCCGGAGGACTGTCTGTAGATACGCAGTGGTTGTCCAGGCAAGAATTTAGAGATCTAGAGTTGGAGTTTAGATTATGGATAAAAAATAATAAGGAAATTCGTGGCGATCTGCTGGATTATGAAAAAAGAATTTATAAGAATATCAAAAAGTGAAATATCGTACTGTAAATGTGGCTGCGGGTTGGTAAAGGAAAGGAAAGGAAAGGAAAGGAACGGATAGTATGTATTGCAGAGGCTAGATTACGAGAAAAAAATGTATGAAACCATGGAGGAGTGATGAGCAAGAGGAACTTAGGACAGGAGTTGCCCGAATATCTACTCTGGGATAAATTGAGAGTGTCTCCGGCTACTATAAGTCTCAAACTTGGAAAAAATGATTCCAATAAGCGTAAGGGGGTACGAAAGCGTAAGAATGATTTAAAGCGAACGGGGTGGCTCCCTTAATGGTCTTGGCCGACCAAGAGCATCCTATGGATAGATATACAGGGGGCGAAGTCTATCCGTTTGGAGTAGTATGTCTTTAGCTATTGTTACAATGAACGACGAAAGGTTTGAGGGAATATCCAAATGCTCAGCTCCGGGTAAGGTGTCCTATTGTATTTTACACGGTTATGGATTCTTTTCGGATTTTATCGAAACCAATCAGGATAGACCAACTGCTTGGTATAAGATAAAAGTCATCCAGAAGATACTGCCACTATGTGAGTGGATTTTTTGGAGTGATGCAGATTCAGTAATCTGGAATCCTAATCTACCTCTTGATCGCCATATAGATGATAAATTTGATGTTATAGTGAGCAAAGATTTGAATGGTATAAATATGGGTAACTTTTTTATCAGAAACACTGAATTTGTGAATGATCTGCTAGTAGTCTGGTGGAACTGTCCTGAGCCAATGATAAAACATATGTGGTGGGAGCAAAGGCGTTTTACAGATATCTTCGAAAATTCAATTGAGCTAAGAAATAAAACGAAGGTGGTTGAACAAAAATATTTTAATTCATATATTGACACCGAAGAAACCATTATCAAACATTATCCAGGATATCCGTTAGATAGAAGATTAAAATTGATGGGGGAGGAGTTAAAATGGAGAACAGAAGAATTGAAGTTGGAATAACTAGCACTGGAAAGTACGAAAATTTAGGTATTTTGTTGTGGTCTCTTCGTAATCAGACAATGTCAGATTGGGATTTGACGATTGTGGACGACAGTCTGGAAGGTAAGGATATGAGATTAATTCCTGGTATTTCCGATGTTTTAAAACTTATCAATAGCGAAGGCCATAATTGGAGGGTGCTGTTCGGGCCTAAAAAGGGATGGCACCACGCGCAGCAGATCATACTAAATAATTCAAGAAATCTATTAACTATGACTCTGGATGAGGATCAGGCTCTTGAATCAAACGTACTGCTTGAGCTATCAAGGCCATTCGAGGACGACGGGGTAGGTGCTACTGGCTCTCTGTTCTATCTTGCGGGGGATAAGTTCAGATCTCTTCTTCCGTGGGATTGGGAAAAAAGAGAGGACTATCATGGTAGAATTACCTTTAACGAAAAAGGAGTAGGCTATGGAAGTCAATTGCAATTGTCTACACACCAAACTGTAGGCCCAAAAGAAGCTGATCACTTGATGGGTGGTTGCATTATGTATAGAACTGATCTAGGGCGGCAATGGGGATTTGATTTAGATTTTAATTACACTGCTTTTTGCAGTGATGATTTGTTTAGTTATAAGTTCTATTCTTCGGGATATAAGGTTTTGGTAGTGCCTGCGGCAGTAGTCTGGCATTTTCCTACTAACAAGTACGGGAGTATGGAGAAAGGGACTGAGGAATTTTTGAAACTTCGAGATGAGAACAGAAAAAGGTTCGAGGAGATCATAAGGTCAATGGCTACGTGAGGTTAGTACAGGAGGAAAGACGAACTATGAAGTATTCCATAATAATTCCAACAACTGGAAAGTATAAGCAGTTTTTAATTCCCTGCGTAGAATCAGTTATAAGGAACTCAGTCGCTAATTTTGAGGTAATCGTTGTAAATAACGGCCCAGGGGATGACTCCCTTTATGAAATATTTAAATCCCAAATTTACCACCCACAATTAATTTTTTGCAGTTATGGCTACAATTTAGGAGCCGCTAACGCTATCAATGTGGGGGTGGGTATAGCAAGGGGTGAATATATTGTAATTTTGAATGATGATACAATTATTCAGGGTAAAAACTGGCTCCAACTTTTAGAAGAACCATTTGTAGATCCAGAGGTTGTGGCTACAGGCCCACTTAAATTGTTTAGTCCAGAGACAGGCATGGAGTTCCTAGTATTTTTCTGTGTTATGATAAGCAGGGATGCTATGGATGCCTATCCGATAAGCACTGATTTTGGTGTCGGGTACGGCGAAGATATAGATTGGTGTGCCAGAGTTCAGAAGAACGGAGAAAAAATAGTTCAGGTATCTAGTTGGACTCAAAAGGAAGGTAGTAATGTCGGTGGATTCCCGATATATCATGCGGGTGGCGCGACTTGCGGTAATATATCCAATTGGAATGAAATCATTGAAAGAAATAAGGAGTTATTGAGGAGGAAATATTTATAAAATGAGTGACTTAGATCAATGATAGTATATAAAATAACTAATAAAAATAATGGGTTAGCGTATATTGGCCGTACGGTCGGAACTGTAAATAAAAGACTAAGAGAGCATTTAACACCAAAAAAGAAATCGTATTTTTCTAATAGTCTTAGAAAATATGGTATAAAAGATTTTGTTGTACAGATAATAGATAAGTCTGATGATATTGATATATTAAATGAAAAGGAGGAGTATTGGATAAGTTATTACAATACTATATATCCAAAAGGATATAATATGACTTATGGAGGAGAAGGAAACGTGCGGTCTAAAGAGACGTGTGATAAAATAAGCCGAGCTAAAATTGGAAAGAAACGGCCAGAAGATAGTGTGCGTAAAATGGTTGAAACTAGGCGAAATAATGGAACTTTTAAGCATTCTGATGAACAGCGTAAGAAATATAGTTTGTTTTTTAAAAAAAATAATCCTATGAATGTTCTAGAAGCTAGGAGGAAAATAATAGAGACTAAAAGAAAAAATGGGACATTAAAAAACTCTGAGGAAACACGTAGAAAAATAAGTGAATCTTTAAAGGGGAGACCATCCGGTTTTAAAGGAAAAAGTCATACTGAAGATACAAAACAAAAGAATCGTTTAGCTCATTTAGGAAAACATCACACTGCGGAATCACGTAAAAAAATGAGTTTAGTTCATTTAGGAAAACATCACACTATGGAAGCGCGTAGAAAACTGAAAGCGGCTTGGGATACCAGAAAACAGCTTCTTAGGCAGAAACATAGCCCCTAATTTATATAAATAAGTTAAAGGAGTATGAGTAATGGCTGGTCGTATTTTTGTAGGAGATTATGGCGTAATTATAAGAGTTAGCACTGGTATCGATTTGACCAATGCTACTGCCCAAAAGTATAAGATCTATAAACCCAACGGAATAAAAACAAACTGGTCAGCAAACATAGTGGTTCCGGCTATCGACGGAATTCTTACCTATACTACCGTCGCCAATGATTTTGATATCAAGGGTGAGTATAAACTGCAAGCCGAGGTAACTTTTGCCGCTGGAAACTTTCTTGGGGAAGTGGCTGTTTTTAAAGTTTTTGATCCGTGGGAGATGGTCTAGTTGTCGATACCAGAGATAGTAGAATTAGAATCTTTCATAAATATTCGGTTGGAGTTATCAAGTTCTGAATCTGATAAGAAAGTTTTTCTAGATTCTTTTGTATTTTTAGACGGTATAGAGTTAAATAGTAAAATAGTGAAAGGTACTATAGATCTCATATCTAATTTTCAAACTACTTTTATCTTGAAAGGTTGGATGAAGGATAAAGATCTAGACAAAGTTTCTTTGATTGAGAGAAATATAATTCTAAGAAGCATAGCAAGCGAAAAGACAATGTCACTGGAATCGCTAATTGATTAATTGAGGTAGAGTTTTGACCGTTGAAATTTGCGTACCAACAAAGGATCGATATTCGCATTTAGCTCTTCTCCTGTGGTCATTAACAGAACAGACATTTTCTGACTGGGATTTGACCATTATTGATGATTCTGATAACAGATCGGATTTGCGAGAAATTCCCTTTATTCTGCCGATATTGAGACGACTTGACAAAGAAAACCACAAGTGGAGAGTTATGTTTGGACCCCAAAAGGGCCCACATCATAGTCACCAATTATCTCTTCTTGAATCAAGGCATCCATTAATTTTTAGGGTAGATGATGATGAAATACTAGATCGAGAAGCTTTAGAGAATCTAGTTACAACTTTTTATTTTCTAAAACAAAAAAATATCGGCGCGGTAGGGCCAATAGTAATAGATCCGATGATGCCCGATGGCTATGAATTTTTACCAATAGGGTATGAATCATTTAAGATGTATCAAGGAAAGGTGGACGAGTATGGGGTTAATTTTGGGGATCATCAATGGAGAAGACATCCGGATTACAAATTGCAGAATGTGCAGCATTTGTATTCGTCTTTTCTCTATTCGGTGGAAGCCGCCAAATCGATTGGAGGATTTGATCTAGAATATGATAAACCAGGTCATAGAGAAGAAACTGATTTTACTTTTAGATTGTGGCAAAATGGATATAAGCTAGTTGTAGATCCAAAGGCTTTGGTATGGCACCTTAGATCACCTAGTGGAGGTATAAGGTCATTTTCTGAGAGCGGTCTCTGGGAGAATTGTCAGAAAAGATTTATTAAGAAATTTAACTTCAAAACTGGCAAGAATGAGGAGTTAGTTATAGATATATCAGGAGGTCTTGGAGATCATCTTTGCTCTACACCGCTTATTCGATCGGTTAAGAAAAGCGGCATAAAGGTGGTAATATCTTCTATTTATCCATATCTATTCCAAGGAAACGAGAATATTGACGAATTGATTTTTCATAATGAAATTGACAGTTACAAAAACATAAAAAAAGCCGAAGTTTACAAGTGGGGATTCGATCATAATTTTAATGGTAAATTGAGTATGGCAATTTGTAATGCTTATGGTTTTTCATATGATAAAGATGTTTTGGACTATTTTATCTACTCAAAGGAAAAGGAAATAGCCGAATCTATTGTAGGTGATAAAAAGGTCATTATAATCAGCACAGGTAGTGCTTCGGCAATAACTCAATTTGTGCATACGACTCTTTTTAAACCTCCTGAAAAACCAAGGACATTAGTCAAAGGTTGGCTTAAAAGTGAATGGGAGAAATTGGTCCCAATTTTGAGAAAAATGGGTTTTTTAGTTTGGCAAGTAGGTATAAGCGGAGAAGAAAAAATAGAAGGCTGCGATTCTTATTTGTTTGATATAGACTACAGAAATGTTATTGCCATTTTAGATCGATGTGCCACCTGGATAGGTGTAGATTCATTTTTAAGCCACGCTGGCCATGCAATAGGAAAACCGGGTATCGTATTATTTGGACCTTCGGATCCTAAAATATTCGGTCATAATACAAACCTGAACATCTACCATTCTAACTCCTGCCTTCATAAGTCCTGTCTTAAAGGGAGAGAAGCTAAGTTTCAATGGCTGAGTCATGAATTTGACTGTGAAAGTCATGAGTGTATGAAATCGATTACAGCCGATGAAATTGTAGCAGAATTAGATTCCCTTAGAGACACGGATGCATTTTGGACGCAAAAATAGTAGAACTTAAAAGTTTAATGCCAGGTGCTGCGAACCTTGAATCCGCAAAATTAGGAGTTTCTGGATACTCTGGATATAGTGGTCTGTCTGGGGATAACCCCGGGAGTTCCGGTTGGTCAGGTTATAGCGGGCCGTCCGGTTATTCAGGTTACTCCGGAATTAGTGGCTATTCTGGTAAGAGCGGATATTCTGGTACCGGTGATTCTGGTTACTCTGGTAAATCGGGATATTCATCCAGTTCTGGTTACTCTGGTAAGAGTGGCTATTCTGGTTACAGCGGACTAGATGGATTGGTTGGTGATTCCGGCTATTCTGGAAAATCTGGGTATTCTGGTATTGGAATTAGCGGCTATTCCGGTTTTTCCGGGATCTCAGGGTATTCAGGGTACAGCGGTCTTGGGTTATCCGGGTACAGTGGGATAGGTGGATCAGGCTATTCTGGAAAGAGTGGCTACTCTGGAAAATCAGGATATTCTGGTTACTCTGGAATTAGCGGCTACTCTGGTATTAGCGGCTATTCTTCTGATTCCGGTTACTCAGGAATTAGCGGCTATTCTGGATATTCTGGCTACTCTGGAAAATCAGGTTACTCTGGATATTCCAGTATAGGTGTTAGTGGTTACTCCGGAATTAGTGGTTATAGTAGCGATTCTGGTTATAGTGGGCCATCCGGTTATTCAGGTTATGCGTCTGAGTCGGGATATTCTGGAAAATCCGGGTATTCAGGTTATTCTGGAAAGAGTGGTTACTCTGGATATTCCGGTACTGGAACTAGTGGTTATTCTGGGTATTTGGGAGATTCCGGATACTCCGGCTATTCATCTGATTCTGGATACTCTGGTTATTCAGGTAGAAGCGGTTACTCGGGTTACTCAGGCAAATCTGGGTATTCAGGTTACTCAGGTATCGGTACATCTGGATATTCTGGTCTTAGCGGTCATTCCGGATATTTGGGGGATTCTGGTTACTCTGGTTGCCCATCTACTTCTGGCTATTCTGGCTATTCTTCTGCTTCTGGTTACTCAGGGTATTCTGGCTACTCTGGAATTTCAGGTTACTCCGGAATTAGTGGTTATTCGGGGCATGAATCAGCATCTGGTTACTCAGGGATTAGTGGCTACTCAGGAATCGGGGTTTCTGGTTATTCTGGTCAAACAGGAGATACCGGGAATTCAGGGTATTCTGGAATTTCAGGTTATTCTGGAGTTAGTGGCTATTCTGGTTACTCTGGAATAGGCACATCCGGCTATTCAGGTAAGAGCGGTTATTCCGGTAAATCTGGTTACAGTTCAACGTCAGGTTATTCTGGATATTCATCTGATTCGGGGTATAGTGGAATTTCCGGTTATTCTGGTTACTCTGGTAAATCTGGTTATTCTGGAATTAGTGGCTATTCATCTACTTCTGGTTATTCTGGAATTAGTGGTTACTCTGGTTATTCTTCCGAGTCTGGCTACTCTGGGTATTCATCT